TGAAATGTCAATTTTATCGACTTTGATCGTAAAACTTCGCCATTTTGGTCTGGTACACTCAAACACCCCTCATCAAGTAACACCTTTTCTTCGCTTTTCCACGTTATTTTGGGATTTACCATTAAATGAGCATATTGACCATGTTCTTCTGTAGTCTCATCTACTATAATGACTCTTTTATTAATACCTATCTGTGGTGCTGCCAAACCAATGCCATCTGACATCCACATCGCCTGACACATCTCTGCATATAATAATGCCATCTCATCTTTGTCAAATTCGACTTCTTCTGACTTTTGCCTTAGGCATCTGTCACCAATAGTTTTAATCTTCTTCGGGGAAATCATAAGGGCCGTTCAGTTTACGTTCGTGGTCTCTTTCATCAAGAACCTCATTTATAAGGTCTTTCAGTTCTTGTCTCAATTCTGGTTCTAACATTACATTCCTCTCCAGAAATCATCTACTGGTGGTGCAGCATTTCTGGATGCAATGTATAGTGCTACATTACAAAAAAACCATGTAATGTTTGTATACCATGCTTGTCTCCAACAATACCTTCTATTTGTTTGCACAATGAAAAGGTTATACTCGTTGCCTTTAACAAACTGTTCTAGTATCAATGAGATAACAAAACCGATTGCAAAGATATAAAATAGCAGATTTAGTAAACCCGCCGCTGAAAATAAAAAACTAATCATCTTCTTACAACAAAAACGTCTCCTTCGTCATCTTCGTCCTCCTCAGACTCTGGTTTAAATACTAAAAGTTCATCTCCAGATTGTACTTCAGACATTTCTGGATGCACTGCTCTTCTAGTTGGTTTGTTTATGGACTCTATTGATATTGTAGTCATTTTCCACATAAAGGCAAATGTTCCCCCTGCGATAGCGAAGAAAAACACCGCATATATGAAAACTGTAAAATCATTCATCTAAAACCTGATTGTAGTATTTTTTGTATTGGAACTTGACGTATTCTATCTATAACATTCTCCTCTACCCTCTCAACAATCTTATCAAGAACGTCTATATCTATTTCCATAAAAGGAGGGATGACACCTAACAATCTAAGTAATCCATCTACAAATAGAGCGAGAGCTGTGAATCCTAATATCATACTGATAACAGTAGCATCACGATTATGCTTTGCCATTGATGCTTCATCAATTTTTCTTGCTTCATCAATAGCGTACTTGATTAGAGCGTCCACCTCTGCTTTCGTATAGGTATCTTTATTCATAGGAATTCGTACTACCTCTGTAAGGGGGAACTCTTTAAGTATCATTTCTACCATAGACTATCCTCCGTCTACTTGACATCCTATCAATGCACCACTGACAACACCTAATGGTATTGACCATCCCATAGCATCCTTCTCAGACATTGCTGCTGCAGCACCACCACCTAAGATTGCTCCTAAGAATGAACCTTCTTCACATGAGTTTAGATCAGGACCAGTGTGGTCTGGGTGAGTTCTAGGACCATGGTCAGGATAAGAAGGTCTGTATGGTCTTGATGAGAAACGACAAGGTACCTCTACTGTGTCACGATAGGTGTTGATGTATCCATACCCATAATGACTTTGATGTGCGGGAATATATTCCTCGCGAACTACTTCCTCATAACAAGTTCTAGTAGTTGATTCGTTGTGACCTACTCTATAGTAGTAATCCCCCGCAAAAGCAGGGGATGAAAACGCGAGTAAGGTTGCTAGTGCAATCTTCATTCTTCCTCGGCAAGTTTTGAAAAGTAACTAAGTGCATCTTCTTCATCTTCTACAGGTGAAGAGGCAACTGCTTTCTCTCTGAAGTTAGATACTTCAGCACCCCATGAAGGTGATTTACCTTCTGATAAATCTTCAAGAGACTCATCTATAGGAGCAGGAGTTGGAGCAGCACTGATACCAAGAACCAAATCTAAACGTGCTTTTAACTTCTCGTAAGACTTGAAGTTCTTTTGTGCTTCAAAGTCAGCAAGAGAGTATGCTTGTTTCCAGATTGATTCTAGTTTAGCATCATCTTTAAGAAGAGGTGCAGGAGCAGAGAACTCTGACTTGTCATAGTTCCAATACCCATCTACTTTGCGTATCTTTAACTTAAAGTCGGCACCTTCCCAGAAGTTGAAGGGATCTAATGCTTTCTCGTCAGCAAATGCAGGTTGCATTGCTTCAACAAGTTTGTCAAAAATCTTCTTACCATACTTATAAAGGAATACTCTTCCTTCATTCTCTGGGTGTGTGGGATCTGACACAACGTAGATGTTTGAGTAGTAAGAAAGTTTTCTCTTCTGTGCTCTTGCTTGAGCACGTTGGGATGAACCTTCACCACCTGCGTTCCATAGTTCTGTGTTGTACTCAGAGACAGGATCTTGTTTGCCAAGAGTAGTCAAAGAGTTTTCGATGTACCATTGTCCACCAGGACCTTTGAATGCATGACTCCACACTTTTGCAAATGGAAGTTCTTCACCATCAGGTGCAGGTAGAAATCTGATTACCGCATAACCATTACCAGACTTATCTAGTTCTGGTTTCCAAAGTCTTTCATCAACATTAGATGATGCAGACTGAGGTTGATTGAGTTTCTCAATCTCTTGTGTCA